ATGTCTGATAAAATGTTTCGTAAAATCAGTAAATGTCGTGTTTGCGGAAATCCCGATTACAATCTCGTATTAGATCTTGGTGAGCAATATCTCTCTGGCATTTTTCCAAAAGAAAAAGATTTGGATATGCCTAAAGGACCTCTCCGCTTAGTTAAATGTAACGTAGAAACCGGTGGATGTGGACATGTTCAACTTGAGCATACTTATGATCTTCCTACAATGTATGGAGATAATTATGGATATCGTTCTGGATTAAATTCTGGAATGGTGCAGCATTTGCAGAATAAAGCAATCAATATTCAGAAATTTGTTGTTGAAAATAATGGTAGTTTTGATGTAGGAGATATTGTTGTTGATATTGCTGGAAATGATGGAACTTTTCTAGGATTTTGGAATAAGAGTTATGATAGACTAATTATTGATCCAACATCAAATAAATTTCAGGAATTTATTCCTCCTGGTGTTAAACATGCAGCAAAATTCTTTTCTAAAGAAGTCTTTCAAGAAGTTTATGGTGACAAAAAAGCAAAAGTAGTAACTACTTTCTCTATGTTCTATGATCTTGATGATCCATGTAAATTTGCTCGCGAAGTTAATAGTATTCTAGATGACAATGGAATATGGGTTTTAGAACAGAGTTATGTTTCATTAATGTTGAAAGCAAATTCTTTTGACACCATTTGCCACGAACATCTTTCGTACTATGCAATGGAACAGATTGAATGGATTATGCAAGTATCTGGATTTAAAGTTGTTGATTATGAGTTTAATGATGTAAATGGTGGAAGTATTTCAATCATAGTTGCTAAAGAAAATTCTGAATTTAAACCAAGATCAGAGCATATGATGAGAGAAATTGCTGCAATGGAAAAAAATCAAGGATTACAGACGAGTGTTCCTTGGGACAATTTTAAGATGGACATTGAAAAATGTAAGAATGATTTTCTAAACGTTCTATCATCTTATGCTCGTAAAGGTAAGAAAATTGCGGGATTAGGTGCAAGTACAAAAGGAAATGTTTTGCTCCAATCTTGGGGAATTACTAATGAACAAATTGAAGTTATTGGAGATGTAAATCCAGATAAGCATGGGTCGTTTACTCCAGGAACCTGGATTCCTATTGCAGATGAAGAATCTGTTTTGGAGAAGTATGAAGTATTTGTTGTTCTTCCTTGGCACTTTAGAGAGTTCTTTATGAACCATTCTAATTTTAAAGGAAAAACATTAATTTTTCCTCTACCAACTGTTGCAATTGAATACCCTAGCTGGTAAGTGTAATCATTATGGACAAATTCAAGAAAGTATATGTCGCAGGACATAGGGGACTGGTTGGGTCTGCAATCGTAAAAGAACTTCGATCCCAAGGATTTAGAAATATTGTTACTAAAACAAGACAAGAGTTAGATCTTTTGAATCAAAAAGCAGTAGCAGAATTTTTTGAGCATGAAAAACCTGCTTATGTATTTGACGCTGCTGCTAAAGTTGGAGGAATCTATGCAAACGATACTTATTCGGCAGATTTTATCTATGAAAATATTCAGATTCAAAATAATCTAATTCATAGTGCATGGAAATCTGGTGTCGAAAACTTTTTGTTTTTGGGATCAGTTTGCATTTATCCTAAGTATGCAGAAGTTCCTGTTAAAGAAGAATCTCTTTTGACTGGTCACTTAGAACCAACAAATGATGCATATGCCATCGCTAAAATTTCTGGCATTAAAATGCTTCAGGCATACTATAAACAGTATGGAATGAAAAGTGTATGCTTGATGCCATCAAATCTTTATGGTCCTAGAGATAATTTTCATCCAGATAATGGACATGTAATTCCCGCAATGATTACAAAATTTCAAAATTCTCTTGGAGAAAAAGTTACTTTCTGGGGAGATGGTTCTCCAAAGAGAGAATTTTTGTACTCCGAAGATCTTGCGGATGCATGTTTATTTGCTATTGATCGATTTGAGAAAGGTGAATTGATTAATGTTGGATCTGGAGAAAATGTCAGTATCAAGGATCTTGCAAATAAGGTTGCAGGTGTGGTAAGATTTAATGGTGAAATTGGATGGGATACTTCTCGTCCTAATGGAACTCCTAATAGACCATTAGATAGTTCTAAGATCATGGATCTTGGTTGGAAACCAAAGCATACTCTTTCTCAAGGATTGCTAAAAACTTATGAATGGTATAATGAATCAGTATATTTGGAGACTATTTAATGTATAAAGTTGGTGAACATTGTTGGTCTTCTCAGAAATGTGGATGTCAACTAGCACAGCATGTTTGGAGCAAAATCAATACCGATCAAGATTATGTTTTCTATCAAGGTAGAAATCCTTTTGATAGAGTTGTGAGTTTATATGCTGGACACTTCGTTGATATTAATGGAGTGATGTGGTGGAATACCGGACATGAGAGTACCCTCAACATGCCTCATGATCAGAGGGGACGTGCTATTGCCCAGAGAGATCCTAAAAAATTTCTTGGATTCTCTCCCGAATCGGTTTGTGATTATACTTTTGAGAGATTCGTTTTTGAGGTCTTGAATAAAAACATGACAACAAATGGTGATCCTCATGTCAGATGTCAGACAATTGGAGCTCCAGATAGAAAGTTTGATGATATTGTTCTGTTAAATTCCTTACCAGAAGCATATTCAAATGTAGTGGATAAAATTCATGGACTTGAAATTGAGTTTGACTTTGATGAATTGAAGAAAGATTCTGGAGTTGTTACTCCGAACAAGCATATTACTCCTAAATCTGACTTAAATGATTTGGATGCTGCAAAAGTTACTCCACAAGAATGGTGGGAGTATGGATCATTCCCATCAAAGTACTCTTGTTTTTACAAAGATAAGAATGTAATCGATAGAGTTCAAGATCTTTACGAAAAAGACTTTGAGTTTTTCAAAGAGTATGATATTCATTGCAACCCATGAAGTATTCTAAAGTAGTAATTTGGGGTCATCCTCTATATTCCCACACTCATTCTTATGTCCATGAAGCATATTATAGAGCATTTAAAAGTCTAGGTTATGATGTCTATTGGTTTCATGATGACGAATACCCAGAAGATTTTGATTATACCAACTGTCTTTTTATTGGTGAAGGGTATGCTGATAAGAAGATTCCAATTAATGACAGCAGTTGCTATTTGATTATGTACTGTCCGTCTCCAATCAAATACAAGGAAGCGGAAAGGTATATTGATGTTAGAATGTCTGCGGTTAATTTCAAAGATCATATTCAAGAATATTCTTTAGATAAAACCACAGCGACTAAACTAGGACCAGCATGTTACTTCGTGCCTAAGACCTCTGATAAAGTCAGAGTCAAAAATGATTATCATGATTATGAAATGAATGATTATGATAAACTCTACATCAGCTGGGCAACGAACCTTTTGCCTGATGAATTTGAAGATGAAGATCTTTACCTTGAAAGAGAAAATGCAATTTATTATTGCGGAACAATCTCTGCTCAGGGGGTATGTGAAAATTATTCAAAATGGATGCCATTCTTGAAAGCATGTCAAGAAAATGGTATTCGATTCATTCATAATGATCCTTGGGCAAATCCACTTTCAATGGGTGATGTAATTAATCGAACTCAAAGTTCTATTCTTGGAATAGATATTCGTGGTCCTCAACATTTGAAGCAGGGTCTTTTGACCTGTAGAGTCTTCAAGAACATGAGTTATGGTCATCTTGGATTAACAAACTCTCCAGCAGTTTATGAAGAACTGGATGGAAATTGTATATACAATGATGATACAGAACAACTCTTTTACGAAGGTATGCGTAACAGAGAAAATTATGATTTTATTAGGAAAGGTATGCAATACGTCAAAGAAAATCATACCTATATAAACCGAGTCAATAGTATTCTAAGTATTTTTGGAGATTGAAAATGAATTTTTATTCTGATGCTGGTCAGGACCAGTTTGCAGCAAATCTTTTGAAGTTTAAGAGAGATGGATATTGTGTAGATATTGGTGCATGTCACTCTGCAATTTCAAATAACACTTTTGTATTCCAAGAACTTGGATGGACATCTGTGAGTGTTGAGATTAATAGTCAGTATAATGACAGTTATGCCAATCGTTCTCAAGGAACTCATTACAATGAGGACGCTACTAAGATGGATTATGTGAAAGCATTTGAAGAAAATGAATTCCCAGAAACTATTGATTATCTTTCACTTGATGTAGATACTGCATCACTTACGGTTCTCAAGATTCTTCCCTTTGATAAGTACCGCTTCAAAGCAATTACTATTGAGCATGATGCATATCTCTATGGGGATACTTATCGTGCAGAGCAGCGTGAAGTATTAGAAGGGCATGGATATAGATTGGTCTGTTCTAATATCCTTGTTCCTAATCCTGGTCATCAGGGGTATGATGGATTCTCTCCCTGTCCTTTTGAAGACTGGTGGGTACATCCTGATGAGCATGATCCAGAAGTTCTTGATGCGATTCAGAGTGATCTTGCTCATCCTGGAAGTATCATTGCAAAACTGCAAGCTATGCAATGAAGTTAGGGTTTTTCTTTAGTTGCTATACGGAGAACAAAGCGGTAGAAAATTCTATTGCCGAACTCCGTAAGCATTATCCAGATAATCCAATCTACTTGGTTTCTGATGGTGGATCGGACTTTAGTTATTTGAAAGATCAATATAAAAATCTAGAAGTATCTTTAGAAGAAGATACGATGAGTAATACTTTTAAAGTTACTGATCAAAATTGGAGAGAACCAGTTCACCAAGAAACTATTAAAATTGCAACATATGCAGTTTTGAATAGACTTGAGAGAGCAATTGATTATTGTAAAACGGATTATATTCTCATGATGGATCCAGACGCTTTAGTTAGAGGATCTCTTAATATTCCTGAAGGGGTAAAGTTACTTGGATCTAGAATCAATTCAGGACTACCTCAGGGAGTTAGAGATGTACTTGCACGAGTTGAAGGTGCGAAAGTAATTAATTGTTGGGGAGCAACTCCTGCAATATTTGAAACTAAAACTTTTACAGAATCCTGGAATAAAATTAAAGAGACTCCAGAAGTTATGGATTTATTCTTTAATGAATTTTATGCAATTTATGCTCATGATGTTCTTCTTCCCTTAGTATTTGCTCTAGTTGGAGAAGAAGAAACTTTGAATCTTGATATTGTGGAGTGTAATAGAAATCCAAACTGGAGAAATAGCGGACATCCTCTTGTACACCAATATAAGGAGTTTTATTGATGTTTAGTATTGTCACTTCATTATATAATCT